CAATCAGAGAGCGTCTTGGAGCTGGTGACTTGCCTGAAGATGCACAAAGAACAGCGCTTGAAAGAACTGCAAGCTTAAGTAGTGGTGGTGGAGTTTCTGCACTTGCTGAACAACTCATCAAGCGGAGAAAACAAAATGGCTAAGAAGCGAATTCAAGCGCAAACACCAGCACCAAAAAAAGATCAAGTGACCGGAAGCGCAAAGAATCCAAAGGGAAGCGCAAGCGGTTCACGAGGCGGAATCAAGATCAGTGATCAAGCTGTCAAGTCACTCGAAAACATGAGAGACAAGCACAATGACAGATACAAAGCCAAGAGTAAAAAAGTTGATCTTGGCACACTTAAAGCAGTGTTCAGACGTGGCGCTGGAGCTTTTTCAGTTAGTCACAGACCAGGCATGAATCGCACTCAGTGGGGTCTTGCTCGTGTTAAAGCTTTTCTCAAACTTGTTGGAACAGGTGAGAGAAAAAAAGCATACAACACAGATCTTGACTTGTTGCCAAAGGGACACCCACAGAGAACAGAAGCCAAAGCTGAAGCGCTTTCAATTCCTGACAAGTACAGTCACATTGACTTCACTCCACCACAGGGAGCTCAAGAAGCCGCAAAGCGAGCGCTTGAAGTCAGAGCAAGCAAGCCACCAAGTCAACGTGGCATGACTGATGTCGGTATTGCAAGAGCAAGAGACTTGGCAAATGGGAAGCGCTTGTCACCCGACACAGTCAAAAGAATGCTTGCTTATTTCACACGTCATGAAGTTGATAAACAGGGTTCAACGTGGAGTGACAAGGGTAAAGGCTGGCAAGCTTGGAACGGCTGGGGCGGTGATGCTGGATTCTCATTTGCAAGGAAAGTTGTAAATCAAATGAAACGTGCTGATGAAAAGTCGACTAGTCTTCGGGCCTATGGTGAAGCAATTCAACTCACTCACTTGAGCGAGCCAAGCTATGATTTGCCTGAAGGTCTCACCATCGGAAAACCATTCAAGACACTTGCACTTGGTCAAGTTAGCTCACGAATGAATGGTGAAAACATCGGACAAGAAATTGATCATGAATTATTATCTGAAATGATCAGAGTATTCAACGAGCGAAGACAAAGCGACCCTGTCATCATAGACTGGCAACATGCAACATCACCTTTTCAAAGTGGATCACCAGCGCCACCGGAAAGCGGAAACGCTCTTGGATTGATCGTTGATCTTGAACTTCGTGAAGATGGCCTTTACGCAACACCGGCATACAATGAACGTGGTCTTGATGTAGTCAAGGCCGCTGGCGGTGTTCTGTGGTCAAGTCCTGAGTTTCTCAATGGTGAAGTCTTCTCAAGAGATGGCGGATCAAAAGTCGGAGATGCTCAACTTTTAGCAATTACACTCACTCCTAGACCTGCACAATCAAACAACAAGATTGACAGGGTACTTTTAAACGAAAGGATATATTCGATGGACAACATTGAATCATTATCTGTTGAAGAACTTCGACAAATGCTTGTTGCAAAAGACGCTTTGGTCAAAGAACTTGAACAAAAGATGAAAGACATGATAACTGAATCAGAATCTGCAATGGTCGATAAAAAAGAAGAGACCATGAAAGAAGAAGACGAAGACAAGGCTGACAAGATGGCTGAGTCTGAAGACGAAGAAAAAGCTGACAAGATGAAAGAAGACGAAGACAAGAAGTCTTACAAAATGTCAGAGCAATTGTCTGAATCAACTTTGCTCAGTGAAGTGACTGCACTTCGTGAGAGCAATGCTAAACTGTCAGAGCGTCTTGAAGCAATCGAAGCTGAAAAGCGTGAAGTTGAAAAGCGTGAAGCAATCAACAATCTTTTAAATGAAGGTAAGATCACACCTTCAGAGGCCGCTGTTGCTGGCAAGGCTTTTGAATTGCGTGAGTTACAATCTGAGTTTTGGACTATGTTCAGCGAGCGACCAGCAAACAGCGCATTGCCTTTGGTTGAAGTCGGACATGGTGCAAGCGGTCAAGAAATCAGCAAAGCAACTCTTGATCAAGAAGTTCGCAAGCTCGCAACTGAAAAAGCTGTCAGCTATTCAGAAGCGCTTGACCTATTCGCAAAATCTAATCCTGACTATTACAACAAAGTATTTGGAGCTTAATCATGAATAATAGCATTAAGACTTTCGTGGCAGATGGAGCAATCACTGAGTTTGCTCTTGTTTCAACAACAAACGATGGCAAGGTCGCTGTGACTACTGCGGGCAGTGACTCACGTTGCATCGGTATTGCTCAAAGAGCTTGCGCAGATGGTGAAGTTGTTGACGTATTAATTCAAGGTGAATCACGAGTAATTGTCGGTGCTGCTGGCTTGGCTGCTGGTAACACTCTTGTAATGGCGACCACAGCAGGCGCTGTTATTGCACACGCTACTACAGGCAATTATGCAATTGGTCAAATCTTACCGACTATCAACCAAGCTTCTTCAAGCGCTAATGAACAAGTATTGATCAAGTTCACTGGCCCTAATAATCTAATTCCTTAAGGAGAGTTGAACAATGGCTTCATCATATTCTAATTTACACCCAGTTGATCAGATCTTAACTAGCCTTGTACAAGAAGTAGTTCCAAGTGATGATCAACTTATTGCTGACAAGATCTTTGAAACAATCAAAGTTCCTGAGCGCTCAGGCACTCTACTAGTTGAGAATACTCGAAACTTCATGGGTGCTGGCGCTGGTCTTGATCTTGAGCGAGCGCCAGGATCAAGCCGCACTTCAATTGGTGGCTTTGATCGCACTAGCCAAACTTTCAAAGCAAAGATCTATTCAGCAAGCGATTCAATCGCAATGGAAGACATCTTCGACAGTCAATATCCTGGCTCTGAAGAAGCTCGCATTGCAAAAAAAGTTGCTCGTGTCATGAAGCTTGCTCGTGAAAAGCGTGCAGCTGATTTGCTTTTTGGTACTGCTAACTTTGAAGACGCAACCGCAAACGCTCAGTTTGGCGGCAAGTTCAACGCTGCTGGTGCTGAAGCTCTGTCATATCTTCACGAGCTAAAAGACACTGTCTTTGAAAATGCACATGGCATCAATCCTGACACTCTTGTTTTCGGTCGTCAAATCTTTAGAGAGCTTGCCCGAAATCCTGAAGTTCGTGGTTATGTTGGTGATTCAACAGCTGGCATTGCAAGCGGTGATCGCATCTTGAATGATGATGCTGTCAAAGCTGTTCTTCGTGATGTACTTGGTATTCCCAACATTCACGTTGGTCAAGCTCGTCAAGACACTGCTATTCCTGGCGCCACGAGCTCAGAATCTTACATTTGGACTGGCGATGCACTCTTTATGGGTATTCTCAAGGGTTCAGACGCTATTGTTCAGAAGTCAGGCAACGTCAAAGGCATGCCTATTGCGGCTCTCAACATTGCGTTCTCTGACATGGTTAGCGGTCAATATGACAGTCTTGATAAGACTCGCCGTTATGTGTGGGGCGAAGAAGTGAACACTTTTCACGCTGTTGACTCGACTCTTGGTTTCATCGTAACTGACTGTCTTTAATCAGCGGTGAACTATGCCTTGCTCTTGTGGTCATCAACATATAAACGCAACCTTGTTGGCTGAATCTGACGCTGACAAAGAAGCAATTGCTGATTTGACTCGACAAGCAAAAGCTGAGTCTGGGCCGATGGCCACACTGATCAGAGCAAGACGAGATCAACTAAAAGCTGAAGTAAAAGCTGAAGAAGCTTTTGCTAAAGCCTTAAAAACATCTGCTATTGATTTATCTAAAACAATAGAAGCCGCAATCAACACAGGACGTGTTCAATCCATACTTGGATATAATGACCAGCAATTATTGGAGTTCATACTTCAAAGCGGTCTTGGTCTTGCTGTTGATGAGTTTATTGAACAGACTGACTTAATAAGACAAGCTGTCCAAGAATCAATTTCAGCGATTAAAGCTGACGTTAACTTTTCAGCAATCGCTTCTGATATGGAAGCAATACAAGCAATCACAGCGCAAACAGTTTTTGATGATGTTATACTTCCACCAGTGAAGAAAGGCATTTCTGAAAGCTTGCGTGACGTTATGCTTGAGGTGCCATCTTCAGTGATTGCGAGCAATTTACAACTGAAGCTTGAGCGATCAACAGGCCGGCAGCTGACACAAATAAAAACAGAGATTAGTTCATATGGTCGCTCAATTAATGCCGCTGTTGCTGAGCAAGCCGGACTTGATCACTATTTATACACAGGCCCAAAAGATGGAATCACAAGACCGTTCTGTCGACAGCTAATCAATCTTGTTGTGGACAAGCAACAGATGAACAAGCTTAATAATGGACAAGGCTTGTCTGTCTTAATCAGCGGTGGCGGTTATAATTGCAGACACAGTTGGAGCCCTGTCAGTGAAGGCTTCATTGAAGCGGCCAACTTGACCAAAGCGACATCAAGCGACATCACAAGAGCAAACGCAAAAGCAAAGAGGTAATCATGATCAAAGTAGCGACAGACGACAATTTGCTTTTTGAGTGGAACTCACCAGCACCAACAACAGGCGCTGTGACACTCGACATCTTTGGCGCTTCGGGTGATGTCAGCATCACACTGACACAGAGCAGAACTGACTTGACTGTGACAGCTGTTGCAAATGACAGACGTACATTGACACTGAGCGCAAGTGCAACAGCTCTTCAGTCTGACCAAGTCAGAGCATTCATCATCACAAACGGTGATTCACACTTTGCTGTCAAGATCTCTCGAATCGTAGACACAACAGCAATACTCGCTGAACCATTGCCAAGAGAGATTGATTTAAGCACAAGCGCCACACTTCAGTTTGCAATGTACTATGGCACAGTGACAACAGCGCAAGTGACAGACACTCCCGGCTATTATCCTTTTACAATTAGTTATACAGCTAATCTTGGAAGTCAGAATCAAGCACGAAGTGAAAAGGGGTTAATCAAAGTCACAAACAGGCCCTTTGACACTGGTCTTGATCATGACGAATTGGTCAACACGTTTGCGAATCTTGCAGACATGATTCCAAGAAGACAGTCAAGCTTTGCGCCACAAATCAAAGCAAGTCTCGACGAGATGGTGCTGACAATCAGAAATCATTTAACAGCTGACGACATCACAGAAGATGAAGTATTCAATCCTGAAAGTTTCAAGCTTGCTCACGCTTATTGTGCAGCGGCAAGAGTTTATGAACAAGCGCTTCAGCTTGACGCAGCTCAAGCGATGAGAACACGCTGTGAAGAGCTGACAGACAAAGCACTTGCGACAATCTCACTTGATCTTGATGGAGATGGCATCGTTGACAGTGGTGAAGAGGTCTTGCCAAGAAGCGGTGGAAGTGCAAGAGACTTTCGGGCTTCATGGCGCTTTTACTCAAAGACAGCTAGTGATTCATTCTTTACACCAAAGAGAGGTATGAAACACTAATGCAAGCACGAGTAAACTTAAATTTACCTAGAGCGCTTTGGACAAGACGAGACAGCCTTGTTCTTGCGTCGAATACACTTGCTTCAATCAAGATGAGGACAGGCAAGGGTATTGACGCAAATGGAAAAAGCTTCAGAGCGTATTCAACAAGACCGATTTATGTTGTGAAGCGTGGCGCAAGACTCAAGCCGAAAGGCGGTCGCTTGTCTCGCACTGGCAAAAGCGTGTTTTATCAAAAAGGTTATAGACAATATAAGCACGAGAGCCGCAAACGTGGTCAAGGTGGTGAAAGCGCTGAAGTTGATCTAGTGTTAAGTGGAAATATGCTCAATAACTTTGTTGTCAAGCAAGCAACAGCAAACGGATTCAAGATCGGTTTAACACAGCATGTTAACTATGGTTATAACGTCAACGCTGATCGTGAGTTCATAGGCTTGACAGATCAAGAAGTTGACATTCTTGTAAGAGCTGTAGACTTTGATTTGCGGAGAAAACTACAATGACACAAGGCATCTTTTCAGCGCTTGAGTATTTAGAAAACTCAATTGAAGCGATCAATCCAAAAACAGATTCGCATCATGGCTTTGTTGCAATCAATCGTGGCGGTGGCTTCACTACAAGTTTAGAAGACAGGCCCAATTCAACAAGATACTTTGAACTTGCAATTGATGGCTTGCCAATTGACGATGGTGCGGCTGGTCTAAGTGGGCGCAAACGGACAAGGATTCAGTGTAGAGTTCGGTATGATATACCTCAAGACTCAGGATTCTTGACTAGACAAATCAATGAAGATGTTGCTGATTTGATCGACAAATTAAAAGGGCCTCAATACTCACTAGCAACAACCGGCATAATTAGCTTGATTCCTCTTCAATCTACACTTGAAACTATACTTGATGAAAGAGGTGAAGTTTTTGCTTATCTCTTGATTCTTCCTTTTGATCTCTTATATTTGGAGTCTTAAAAATGGCAGTGACACACAGAAGTCTAAGCATTGCAGTTGAATCAAGTTTTGGTTCTTTGGCAGCGTCGACAGGTTTACCAAGCTCAAGTGGCTTGACATTCATTTCAATTCCTTGCGAGCGTGACCCAATTGTCATACCTGGTGAAGCGATTGTTTCAGAGCGCAATGACGCAAGAGATGGTTCTTATAATGTACCAAGCGAACCTGACACTGTTTACAGCTCAGGAAGT